CTAATTTGCTCCCAATCTTCTGGAGCAATAATATTTTTAAGAATTAATTGTGTTCTTAGAAGATCATTGAATAGATTTGAGAATCTCTTTCTTAAACGTCCTACAAATTTTGAAAATTGTAATTCATCTCTTAAGATTTCTGATGATCTACCAAGATTAAAACCATCTCCACCACCAGGCATTCTTGTCTCAGGAACACTTAATGCACGATATAATTTTTTCTGGAAATATTCTATGTCAGAAAGTTCTCCAAGATTCTGTCCACCAGGTAAAGTTGTGATTTCAGTTCCACGACCACCTTCTCTACGAGGCAACCAGAAATCTTCCATCATACTCATGAATTTCTTATCATCGCGAACTTCTCCAGTGTTTGCATCATAGACCATTTTATTTCTATAACGCATCATAACATCTTTAAGATATTGTTCTGCTTTTACTTTTGGTAAGTTACCAACATCAATATAAAATATTCTTCTTTCTGGTGCTCTTGATAATCTATAAATTACAAGACTATCCTCAATCATTCTTAACTGATTAAGTGCTTTGATTCCTTTATGTAAATAAGATAAAACAGTATTTCTATTTCTATCAACTAATCCAGATGTACAGAATGCAATTGAATCCTTTGCAATTTTGATAGATGCCTTTGATGCACCAAAGTTACCAGGTCCACGATTAGCACCTGAGTTTGGAGTGTATATAAAATGTTCTTCTATTTCTGGGTAATCTACAGGAGCTCGACTAGCGATAGGTATAGATCCTCTGAATCCTGCATCATTTTCTTTCTTCTTCTCTTTTCTGACATGTTTTATTTTTAAAGGATCAATATATCTTAAATCTTGAATACCTTTTTCTGGATTATCAACATCAATTACTTTCAGATAAAATAATCTACCATCAACATACCAGTTTTTAAATATCTCGTGTGCTTTCTTATCAAAATCAAGAACTTCTTTTATAGTCTTAAATTCTTCTCTTATTGCTTTTTTTAATTTATCACTTGCGTTTAAATTCGTTAATTCAACTTCTACAGGAGAATCATAAAGATCACTAACAATTGCTTCATTGATAATATCTTCGATTGCCTTATCAGCTTCTGGATGTAACGACATCTCACGATACCGTCTAATTAGATCGTATTCAGTTTTGTAGACACCTTCGATGTCTACGTACTGTCCATAAAATCCTGATTGTAGATAGAAATCAGCCCCGTCCTCATTATTCTGAGGGACGGGGGATACTATACCTTTCGGTTTCTTTTCATTATCTTCAATCGAAAAACCAAAGAGTTTCGCCATTATTAAATTCTCTTAAAATATTCCTATGTTTATTTAGTTGATATTTTCACCACCTGCTGCGGAACCAACACCCTTGGCAGCTTCCCACCAGTGAACTTGGAACTCTGCAGTAAACTCTTGAATACCTTCCGTATCATATGATAGGTTGATAGGAGCGACTTGAGTTGGGAAAATATCGTAAAAACGATAAGATCTGAGTGTTTCTCCAGAACGATCTAGTTGGAAAACAGTTGCGTCTGCTTGATAAGATGCAGGATCTGTTGAACCTGTATTATCAGAGACTCTGTTTATCGCGTTCATCCAATTTTCCATTGCAGAACGGATAGCAAAATCTGTATCGTTAATAACTGTAATTGTCCAACTATCAAAAGTTCTATCTCCTGCTACGTGGAGAATCCTACCTCTGAAAGGAACTGTTATGTCAGATATGTTAGAAGCAGGTAAATTTGCTGCTTTAACTAAGAATCTTGCTTTGTCAAGAACTTCTGAACTTGCGGGAGCAATACTAGGGAAGTTGAGTACAACTTCAAATAGATTGCTTCTTGCACCACCACCAATTAACTTACTTTTAAAATCAGTAATCTTTCTTAGTGGGGGTGGATTTATCTGTTGTCTAGTGGGCATGTTTTAAACCTCTAATTAAACGTTACCGATTACTTCTTCAAATGAAACACCTGTTCTAGTTGCAACAAATGTTAGACCAATGAAGTTAATTGATCTTGCGGGTTTGATAAAGATGTCAGCGACGAACTCATTTGCATCAATAACTGCTGCAGTGTTGTTTGTTTGATCGCAAACAACAACATAATCTGTAATTCCACGCTTTGCCTGAACATCGCGTAAGAATGGTTCAACTATATTTACAAAGTTTGTTCTTGTAATTTCATCGTTAAACTCAAATAGTTGGTCTTTAGCAGCAGCTGAGATCGCATCTTCTAGGAAGAGGAATAGACGACGAACGTTAATTCTGTCGAATGCTGATGCTCTTGAGAGACCTGTCTTGTCACCGAATAGGATAATTCCATCTCCTGGTGAGAAGATTACTGGGTTGATTCTGTTGGTGTACAGAACATCCCTTTGTGCTTTTGTAGGATTGTATGCTAGTTTGATAGCATTGAGGATTGAACCTCTTGCTGTTCCCGCAGGTGAGAACCAAGGGAAGTTGTTAATATCATTTCTAGCACAAATACCTGCGATGTCTCCGTTTAGAGGTACATATCTAAATGTATTTGCAAACCTATCATACATGTATTTGTATCCACTGTCAAATACAGCGTAACTTGATGAAGGTAATGGTGCAAAGAATGATACTACATTGTCTGTAATTGTATTAGCAGAGTTTATAGTATTAGTTTTATTATCAGCTGATTCTGATAAAAATGCACCTCTATATGGTGATATGAAAGCAATTGAATCTTTTCTTAGTTCAGCAACTGAAATAAGTTTAGATGCTAATGCTTGTGCTTCCTCTTTTCCGTAACTTGCAGATCCTTGAATTAAGAAATCAACGTCATACTCTTCAGTATTTCCAAGGATATCATATCCTCCGTTGATATCTGCCTTAGTTGAATCTAAAGCACCTTCGGTTCCGATACCTGATGAATAATCATAGTTGAAACCGTTTGTAAGAGTAAGTGTCTGATTTCCAGATGCTGAGAAAATTATGCCTTCTGCAGGTTGATCCCAAGCATCATCTCCTTGTAACGTAAATCCAGAACTATATCCTGTAGTTGTTATACCTGCAGGTGCACCACCTCCAAAGATCAACTCTGAATTATTATAAAGATATTTTCTCCAGTATGATGGACTTCCTGCTGAGAATACTGCATCTTTTGCCTTAGAAAGACTTAAGTGCTTCTCAAGAACAGTACCAACAGTTCCTGTTATAGCTCCATTTCCGTCAAAAACAATAACATGAACTTCATCATTTTTAGATTTTCTGGATTCAGCAAATGAAGAAGTTCCTGGTCTTCCTGCCAGTGCGTTCCATTTATATGTTACTGTTGAAATACCTGTTGAACTAATTTGAACTGTCTGTGTATCGAACCAATCAACTGAGTTACTGTAAACTCTTGAAGCAAAAGCACTACTCTCGCCCACTGAATGGATACCGACTGTTCCTGCACCAGTATCAAACTGGAATGTTCCTCCTGCAGAGTAGTCTACATCGACTTCATCTCCATTTGGATCAATATATGAGTTAACTTTAACCTTAACAGTACTTGTTCCTGCACCAACCTCAGTAATTATTCCTTTGAGATAATATCCATTTAAGGATGAAGTTGTTCCAGAACCAATTAATACTTTACCATCAAGACTCTGTGTTAAACCCATTCCAACTGACACACCTGTAGGATCTAGACCATTTATTGTTTGATCAGCGAGTGAATCAATAATTGCTACTTGAATACCGTTACCCCAAGAACCTGGGTTTCTGGCAACTACTGTAACATTTCCGATTGTGTTCTCGTCGTAAGTCTTTGTTACGTAATCTTCAGTGCTATTGATTGTTATGCTACTTGCAGATCCTGCTAGTGCATTTGTTAAATTATCTCCCGATGCTCTTACTACTTGTAAACTACCACCATATGCTAAGTATGATGATGCAGTTAACCAGTGTTCGTAATGCTTATCGATGGCAGCAGGTTCCCCAAAAATATCTACTAGTTGCTGTTCTGTGCTTACCAGTGTTGGTAAATTAACAGGACCTTTTGGGAAAGGTGCTACAATTGCTCCAATCTTATCCGTTGTTGGATCAATTCGTCCATTAGTAAGATCAACCTCTCTTACCAATATGCCTGGAGATGCTAAATTTAGTGGCATCTTATGTTCTCCGAATCCAGAATTATACTGAAATTATTTATTGAAAAGCATATTTCCAACGGGGAAACCATGCATGAACTACCAATCTGGATACTCCCATTTACTACTTACTTTCCTTTTCTTTGTTCTTTTGACTCTTTTCTTTGTACAATCCTTACATTCATAAGAGTATGATGATAATGTAGTTCTATTCTTTCTAGTTACGTAAAATTCTTGTACAAGATCTTTTGTCTCTCCACATACACGACATTTTCTTTCAGTGAATAGTAGATGATCTAAACTAATTTCACTGTCAAAGTCCATTATTCTACTTGAATTACTTCATAAACCTCTGGAAATATCATCTGAATATGTCTCTCTATACCCATCTTCATAGTCTGATCGCTCATAGGACAAGAAGAACAAGCACCGTGCAATCTTACTTTTACTACAGGACCATTCTTTGTATAGTCTATTTCAACAAATTCTAGATAACCACCATCTGATTCTATATATGGTCTTAACTCATCTAAAGCAAGATTAACGTTCGTTGGAGTTAGTTCTTCTTTTTCCATTACCCTCCTCTGCAAATCTTATCCCCTTTAGAGATAGAAGTGCTATCTTAGTCTGAGTCATTTTTCTACTGTAGAAAACAACTGGTTCATTTAATCCTGCGTCTCCACTCATGACTTTTCCTCGTAAGATGGTTTACCGAATGTTTTATATGACAATTGCTCTCTTAAAAAAACAACTTGTGCTTTAAGTTGTTTGTTCTCCTGTTCTAGATTTTTGATGTGTTCTTCGTAAACAGTAATCATACTTTCCTTTTCAGATAATTTTACTTCTATATCCCAATCCACTATCTAATATAACACTTAACCTTAATATTTACAAGTTTAATATTTGCTTTATAATTTATTTTGTTACATATAATCCCACATAAATGAGTTATCTCCATACTCATCTACATTCCATTCCTTAGTTTGTATAGGATTTTCTTTTGTCCAAACATCTCCACCATCTACAATTGGTGCCATATCATCGAACCCATCAGATATAAATCCAAAAGGTGCCATATCTTGTTCTATTTGATTCTTTTGCTCTTCATATATTCTTTTTCTTACATCATTATCAGTCATTTCTTTGAAGTAGTCCTGTGCAACTAACCAAGAAAATATAACTAAACACATTGCTAAATCATCATTACAACCCTCTTCTGCCATAAATGAGTTGTTTTTTTGAATGAAAGTGGTTAATTCTGATATGATTTCATAATCAGATACCAATAGTTTGTCATCCTCAATTAAAGTTTTTAAGTTTGAACAACCTAATTTCTTAACTGCTTGAGACATTCTTACACCAAGTTGAGATTTTTTACCAGAAAAACCTGCTCCAACTATCTGTCCGTTTCTTCCTCTCATAGAACACATAAGAAGATTATCATACTCTAAATCAAAATGAAGAATACTTGCTACCTGATCTCCTATATCATTTACTTCTACTAATATGAATGCACCATTATACACTTTACCAATATCAGCAATGATACTTGGATATAACATAGGTTTAATTTCATTATTTCTATACTTACCAACTATTCTGTATGGGAATTTAGTTATATCATAAATGATAAACGCAGAATAATCGTTACCGATTCCGCGAGCAACGTCTACAGTTATGAGATAATTAGACTCTTTTTTAGGATGTTCATATATGTCTAAACCATTATGTCTCTGTATAGGATCGTTATAAGCAAGACTTTTTAACTTATCAGGTCTTATAAGAGTACCTACTGATCCTAAAAACTCACACTCAAATTCAATTTTGAACTGTTGTTCAGAAGTATTTGCAATAGTTTGCTCTTTCCATGCTTCATCTCTACCTGGTACTTCAGACCAATGAACATCAGTTGGCACATAATCATTCTTACCTTGCTCTGAATCATGCCACATACGATAAAAATGATTCATACCTTTGGGGGTAGAAACTATAATAACCTTCGTACTTTGTCCAGATGTAATGGTAGGATATACAGATGCAAAGAAATCATCCGCAATATGATTCGGTATGAATGCAAATTCGTCTAAGAATATAACGTTGTAAGATCCACCACGAACAGCAGATGATGATGTAGAGTTTGCTGATATTTTTGATCCATTCTCCAATTCTAAGGAACCTTTGTTCCAAGATATAATACCCTGTTGCATCCAAGTGGGTAAATTTTCATAAGCAAGTTGCAATCTACCTAGTAAATCTCTGGCAGTTGATGCTTTGTTTGCTAGTATTGCTATATTAACATTATCGTTGAAAACTGCGTAATGCAGTAAATATGACACACAAGTAGTAGATTTACCTGTCTGTCTAGGCATTTTACAGATATTAAATCTGTTACCGTGGAAATTTTCTAATAACTTTTGTTGAAATGGGTACAACTTAAATGGTTGTAATCCATGATCAAGAGTTACTATCTTTATATAATTCTTCGCAAAATATACGGGGTCTTCTCTACACTTTATAAATTCTACAATTTGCTCTTCAGTGAAGTTAATAGGAGTATTCGCTTTTTTCAGATTTGGATTACCCAAATATACATTATCACTCATAGTAACTCCTATGTCATTTCATTAGGTAAATGTTTTACTTCTTTTTTAGGAAGTAAACCATTGACATGTTGATCGTGCTCTATAGTTTGTTGTGCAAGATTTACCATCTTCTCCAAGTTTTGAATCCTTTTTTCAAGATTCTTCACTTTCGGGTCCAGTCCATCGTTGCCAGATTGTGTTTTCTTGTCCAAGTTTTGTTCTCCAGTCGTAATGCGATAACTGAAGTTTCTCACTAGCAAGAAGATCACTGCCTATCCCTTTTGAAGGTTTTAAAGGTTCATTTGGAATAACATCAATAAAATCTGCGTAATGTTTACCATTTGCGTCTTCTACTGAAACAGAATTAATTTCTTCTTTCTGCATATAGTTAGCAGCAGAATCCATTTTATCTGTTGATGTTGTTATTTTTGCTTGAACCCAAGCAGGTATATTTTTTTCCTTCTTGCCTAATGCTTTTCTAAGTTTGGCAACATTTCTTTCAGTTCTGGATAACTGCCTTTGTGCCATTGAAACTTCGTGATCTGTTTTCTCCTTCTCTTCGGAGACATCTTTTTTGACTAACATTCCATCAGGTTGTACCATGCTACCCTCTGGAATTGGCTTACATTTTTCATCGGTATTACAATAGTAATAACCTTTCTTACAGGATTTCATATGTAAGTTTAAGTCTCTGATGTATTAGTATTTATCATTCCTTGCTTTAGTAACTTCGCTAGATCGGAAGTTGACCCTACATATAAGGCATTATTTGTTACGTTATTTGTAGTTGTTTTAGGAGAATCTTCCTCAATATCTTTCATTTTTTTCTGTAAATCTAACAACTTATCTGTGGTATCAGCAACACTTTTAATTAATTGTCCTGCAACTTCATATGCTCTAGCACTAGCACCTTCCTCTGCTACTTCCATGATTCCATTGATTGCTTCTTGTCCTTTTTCAATCAAAGAATATAAGTTACCTCTGGTATATTCATAGTCTTTTTGAATATCTTTATCCTCAGATTTTAGACTTTTTACAATTTTCATCTCTTTAGGTTCTGATTTAACAATATCAGATGCAGTATTAAGAGCTTTATTTAATTCATCAAAGTTGTCTTTCATTTACTTTCCATCCTGAAAAAATTCCAATCCTTCAGAGAATCCAAAATCATCTCCAGGACCAAGTAATGCATCATCTATTCTATCAATAACTCCATCATTATTCTTATCCTCTGTTGCTTTTGGTGTAACTGTATATCTCATTTCTCTCTTTGCAGTTACTGGATCAGTATTTGTATAGTAATCAACTTCAACTTTCTTGATAATACCTGTTGCATTATCAGCAATTTTACCGAATAGATATGTCTTAGCAGTAAAGTTTAAAGTATAGATTAATGCTCTCCTTGTAGCAAAATCTCCTTCATAGTCATCAACAAAGGAAACATTGTTTAAAACTATAGGTACATCTCTTTTTTCTCCGATAGAACTAATTAAATCTATAGTTACATTGAGAGATGGTTGGAAAAATGGTAATATTTGTTCTACGATCTGTAATGCATCATCATTTAACTTACAATATATGTTTAATTCAAATCCAATGTTATATGGAACAGGCATATAAACTTTTCTCATTGTATTAGATGCTTTATCAATTGCTCTAAATGTTTGAGTCATTCCTGTCTTTCTTGTTCCATCATAAGTTAAAGATGTCATCTCAAAAGACATTCTTGGTAAAGATATTGCTACTGCCTTATTTAATTCTGATTGTTGTGTTAATCTTGCTAAAAATTTCTGTCTTGGAGCATATGCTAATGGAACCCTCATTTCATCAACAACATTACCCGTCTGTCCATCATAATGCTTAAGATAAATTTGATTGAACAATGTTCCGAAAGATACAATGGTCTTTCGCATTATTTCGTGGTAGTAATGACTTCCTAACATTAAACTTCACCAAATGGGTTAACTTCTGTAAAATCTAAGATCATATCTGCTTCTCCTTCAAATAAATCATTTTGATCATAATCATCAATATTCTGAACTGAACCTGCTGCAGGTACTTCAGAGAGTAACATATACTTATCTAAAATGTATATAGCACCAGAGGATTGTCCAATAATCTTCTCTCCTACAAAGAATTTACCATTTTCTTGACCAATTTGTAGAACTCCCTCCTCTTGATCCCAATTTTTAACTCGTGCTCTTATCAAGGAATCTTCACCAATAACCACCTCATTAAACCAGAATGTTCCAATTCCTGCGTTTCCTGCTATTGCTGCAGGATCTTCTACCAATACAGTGCAAGGTCCTAGATAACCTGCACCTGGATTTGTTATGTTGACACGTAAGATATTATTTTGATTATTATCAAGAACTATATTACCAGTGGCAGTTGAGAATCCAGATTCTCCATCTCTGTCTCCAATAGTATTAGAAAAACCTACAGTAGGTGGAGTTGTGTATCCAACACCTATCTTAGTAAATGTTACACTATCAATTGCTCCATCAAGACCAACGTTTGCAAATCCCTCTGCTGTTTGTCCAAGTGGTGGATCAATAGTAACACCAGGAGCAAGCAAATATCCTCCTCCCATTGATAATATTTCAAACTCGCTTATCTGTCCGAAACCATTTATTTTTGCTCTACCAGTTGCTGTAAATTGAGAAGCAGATCCAGTTGCACTACTAACTGCTACGTTAGGTACTGTTAGATATCCTGCACCAGATGATGCTATAGAAACTGAATTAACAAATCCCTCGCTAATTGTTGCAGTTCCAGTTGCTCTAAAGTTAGTTGCAACACCTAATGGAGGATCTATAACTGCAGAGTTTAAAGCAGTTACTATACCTGTTAGAGTAGTACTATTATTATCAAGAGAAATAACTTCTCCATTTTCAATATTAGCATTGATGCTTATTTCTTGTTCAGTACCAATCGCATTTTCAAAATCATCATAGGTTACTGTAGATGATAATGTAGTTACTCCAAGAGTTGATACACCACTTAATGGAACATATGAACCAATTCCAGAAAGAACATTAGTTGAATATATGTCATCTACAAGAATACCAGTATTATATGAGTTTTTAAGAACTGGTGGAGTTAAATTAGCATTAGTTATTAGTGGTTTATCTCCTGCCAATCCAAAACTAGTGCTACCCTCTAAGTCTCCATCTAAGTATAAAGAAGTTAATTGAGAACCAAATTCATTTTTGTTTTCTATGTAAACATAATGCCAAGTATCATCTCTTACAGATGCAGAAGTAGTTGAAGCAATAGATACAGTTCCAATACCCAATTCAACTCTTCCTAAAGTATTAATTCCTAAAGTAACATCTTCCCCACCATTAGATACTTTATTTAATTCTAAGATCGTTGAAAAACCTACATTAGAACTTTGTGCTTTAAAGTATAATTGAACGGAACCTTCTTGATCAATAGTGGTTTGATTTCCATTCCATGTTAAATTTCTATCATTATCAGCATCAATTAACTTCCATGCTACTGTACCATATTTTGGAGAGGTTGCATCAAATCCTGCAGATAATGCAAGATATTTTATAGTAAGTGTTGGTTGACTTAAGTAGTACCTACCTGGACTAGTTAAACTATAACTGAATGTAGATAAACCAGAATTTGAGGTAAAGGTTGTATTTGCAGTTGCTGTAGATGCTATTCCAGTTGGAGCATCTATAGTTAATATCGGATTTCCAACATAGAATTGTCCTGAAGATGCGATAGATAAAGTTTCAACATTTTCGTTAGCATTTACTGTAGCAGTAACAACTGCAGTTGATCCAACTCCAGTAGGAGCATCTATTGTTACAGCAGGTTCTACACTATATCCTATACCTGCATTATTAACAGAAAGACTTACTAATTTACCATTAGCAATTGCTGTATTTGCTGTTGCTTGTACAAATCCACTACCAGTTGGAGGAGATATTGTAACACCTATATTTCTATCTGGATCATAATTACTTCCACCATCACTTAATACTATACTACTAACAGTATTGTTTGATACTACTGCTGAACCTGTTGCTCCTGTAAATGTAGGACTTCCAAAAGTTACTACAGGAACATCTGTATATCCATCTCCAGAAGAAAGAA